ATACTAATGAAGGCAAGTCATGTCAATCACCCATCAAATATATGGGTGCGTGAGTCCAGAGAAAACTATATGGAACTTTATTTTATCTACATGGCTACTCTTGCAGAATATACTTACCGATATGGTAAAATTCACGGTTCTAGTAAAGCATCTATGATACTTCAAAGACCACCAAAGAATCTTGTTTCCAATAAAAATACCGAATTGACACAAGCAATGCCAGATTATTGTAAGATTAAGAATGACCCAATATCTGCATACAGAAATTACTATATAAAAGAAAAGAAAGATTTTGTAAGTTGGAAGAATAGGTCAATCCCAGAATGGTTTCCCTTAGAAAACCATCTTATTAGGAGTTAATATGTCAGATGAGTACGAAACACATGACGCATTTATGAAAAGAATGATGAAAGAAGACTCTGCAAAGAAAGGTCTTTCAGAAATAGAAGTGCTTAAAAAAGATATGGCACAATTAACAGAAGCATATTATTCAGCTATAAAAAGAATTAAAGAATTGAATAAGGACATTGGTCGTTTAAGAGAATATTTAAATGCAACACATGAAATGAGAAAAGTAATAACGCCAGAAACTTCTGAAGAAAAACTAAGACACTATATAAACGTAACAGCAGATTTAAGAAAAAATATATCTGAACCAAAAGTAGAAGAAAAATATGATGGAGAAGCACCATCTACTTTAGCATCATTTTATAAAAACTAGTGAGAATATTATGCCGACTTATATATTGACGAATACGAAGACTAACAAAACCTATGAGGAATTTTGTTCATGGGATAATCTACAAACAATATTAAAAGATAACCCACACCTTAAACAAGAGTTAACAACAGCAGCTCTCGTAGGTGACCATGTTGCATCTGGTAATCCATCTGGTAAAGGTATGGACGGTGGTATGAAAGAGGTGTTCGGTAAGATTGCACAGAACCATCCAAACAGTCCACTTGCAGATAGATTTGGTGATGGTAAGAATGTCAGACAAAAGAAAGTAAAGACTGTTGCTAAGAAACATGGAATAATATAAATACACATGTGTAAAGGAAATATATTTTTAAACGAATATCCTTCTACACAGAGGGAAGAACTTACGTTTTTCCCTCACTTATTATTGAGGAATGATAATGTCTAAAAAACAAAAGTTAGAAATTGGCTCAGGTAATTTAATATCTATAAAACCTATTACAGACAATCAAAAAATAGTATTTGAAACATGGAAACAAAAAAAGAATCAGTTTCTATTTGGTTGTGCTGGGACTGGTAAAACTTTTATATCTTTATATCTTGCATTACAAGATGTAATGAACCTACAAACGAAGTATGACAAAGTTGTATTGGTGCGTTCACTTATACCCACAAGGGAGATAGGGTTCTTGCCAGGCGATGAAGAAGATAAGGCTGCATTGTATCAAGTACCTTATGCAAATATGGTACAGTTTATGTTTCAACAACCTAATGAACAAGCATTTAATATGTTGTATGATAAACTAAAACAACAAGGTAGTTTGTACTTCTTATCTACCTCTTTTTTAAGAGGATTAACATTTGACAATAGTATTATTATTGTAGACGAATGTCAAAATTTAAACTTTCACGAACTAGACACTATTATCACTAGAGTAGGACAAGATTCAAAGATTGTATTCTGTGGTGATTTTGGTCAATCAGATTTATCAAAAACAAACGAAAAGAATGGTCTACATGACTTCCTAAGAATACTAGAAGAAATGGAAGAATTTAACTGTGTAGAATTTGATATCGGTGATATTGTTCGTTCTGGATTTGTAAGAAGCTATTTAATTCAGAAAACAAAATTGGGATTGGGGATTGACTAATGAATATACAACAACTAAGAAAACAACTGGAAATAGACGAAGGAGTAAAATATGACATTTACCTTGACCATCTCGGCTTGCCTACTTTTGGTATCGGTCATTTGGTTACTAAGACTGACCCAGAAAGTGGACAAGCAGTTGGGACTTCCATCAGTAAGGAAAGAGTCGCCGAATGTTTTGACATGGATGTCCAGTCCGTAATTAACGATTGTAATAAACTATATAAAGATTTTGAAGATTTGCCTGAAGAAGTACAACAAATCATAGCTAACATGATGTTTAACATGGGTTACACTAGATTGAGTAAATTTAAAGGTATGAAGCGTGGTGTAGATTCTAAAGATTGGAATCAAGCTGCAGATGAAATGGTGGATAGCAGATGGTATCGCCAAGTAACTAACAGAGCAAACCGATTGGTCGAAAGAATGAGAGCAGTTGGTACAAAACTTGGAGCTCGTGATTTTTAAGTAAGGTATTATATTATGAAATTTAACCATGAAACAGTAGAGTTGCCTCCTATAACAGCAATAAACAAAGATGGTGTTCGTGTCTATGAAACACCTCAAGGGAAATACTACCCTTCAATCACAACAGTATTATCAATCAGAAATAAAAAAGGTATTATGGAATGGCGTAAGAGGGTTGGAGATGATGTTGCAAACTATATTGCAAGGACAGCTGCTAATCGTGGTACGAAAGTCCATCACATGGCTGAAGANTATNTAAANAACATGCATTTNAANTGGCCTAANAAATGGTCAGANCACCAAAAGAGTTTCTTGCCGTGGTGTATGTTTCAAAAACTTTCCCACAGACTAGAGAGTATAGATAACATTAGAAAACTAGAGGCTGGTTTATGGAGTGATAAGTATGGTCTTGCTGGACGTGTTGATTGTGTTGCAGAATACGATAACGAATTATCCATCATAGATTTCAAGACATCAACCAAAGAAAAGAAAGATGAATGGATTGAAAACTATTACATACAATGTGCAGCCTATGCTGAGATGTATGAGGAAAGAACTGGTGAGGCAATCAATCAACTTGTAGTGTTAGTCGTTACAGAAGATGGAACAGTTCAAGAGTTTGTTAAAGAAAAGACAGAATATATTCCGTTATTAAAGGAATCAGTTGATAACTGGTACAAAGAAAAAAACTTATAGGAGAAAATTATGGTTATAGGAAGAAAAGTTCCAAATGATGTTACGTTTAATACAAGAGTTAGGAACGAATATTTGGGTGGAGATAATCCATACGAATGGCAAGAAATGACAACAGATGATTACTTTAAAGGTAAAAGAGTTTTGATATTCTCATTGCCAGGAGCATTTACACCAACGTGTTCAACAATGCAACTGCCAGGTTTTGAAGAACATTATAGTAAACTTAAAGCAACTGGAATTGATGAGATATATTGTGTATCTGTAAATGACTCATTCGTGATGAACGCATGGGCAAAAGACCAGAAGTTAGAAAATGTAAAAGTTATACCAGATGGTTCTGGAGAATTTACCAGAGGTATGGGAATGTTAGTTGACAAAAGCAATCTTAGTTTTGGTAGAAGGTCTTGGAGATATGCAGCTCTAATTAATGATGGTATTGTAGAAATGTTCTGGGAAGAGCCAGGTAGAATGGAAAATTGTCCAGATGACCCATATGGTGAAACAAGTCCAGAAAATATATTAAGCACTATAACTAATGAATAAAATCCTATCTTAACTATTGACAAAGACAATACTTTTGTGGTATATATAATATACGACTTGTTGAAGTGGAACAAAAGGTAGACAGGACTGGGGTGCGATACCCCACGCCTCCACCAAATCTAGATAGTTCCGAATTAGGGGGCGAAATAGGTTCGACTGGTATCACATAGTGAAATGGAGAGTTGTAGGTTGACTGCTTTATAGGTCAAAAGACTAAATGCAAACGATAATTTTGCGTATGAAGGTTATGCTCTAGCAGCATAATTATTCGGGGTTTTAGGTGGACTACCTAGCAACAGAATGTCCACCATAGTTAAAAGGGAGTATTTCTCATGTGGAAATCACCAATAGTAAAAGAAGTAGCAGTAGGTTTAGAAATCAATTGTTACGCATGTGCTGAAATATAATTAGTACAAATTGGTGGGGTGCAACGCCCCACCTTAACCTTTATTATGACGGAGTAATTATGGAAGTGAAAGAGCCAGTACAAACACCTAAAGTATTTTCATTAGAAATAGAAAATATAGTCAAAGAAAAAAAATTAACACATATGGACGCCGTTTTATGGTATTGCCACAAGAATGGTATTGAACCAGATAAAGTGTCTAGTCTTATTACAAAAGCACTCAAAGAAAAAATAGAGAACAATGCTAGAGAGTTAAACTTTCTACCTAAGACAGCTCAATTGCCTATATGAACTTTATAGAAACCTATAAAGTAGACCATGACATTTGTGATAAATTTATAGATTTATTTCACCAATTTAAATCTCATCATTCGCATGGACAAATAATGAAAAATGATGAAAAGGGTGGTGTTCAAGATAAAAATGTAAAAGACTCCACCGATTTAAGCATTAACTGGTGGAATTCACAATCTCAACCTACAGTAAAAAAATATCAAGAAATATTAACAAATAATTTTTTAGACTATAGAAAAAAATATGAAATGGTTCAACAGTTAAGTATAGGTCTTGCAAATATTTTTAACATACAACATTATAAACCAAATGGTGGTTACAAAGCTTGGCATTTTGAAAGACACCACAATGAACAGTTAAGAATTTTTGCATTTATGACTTATTTAAATGATGTACCAGATGGTGGTACAGAGTTTTTATATCAAGATTTAACATTAAAAGCAAAAAAAGGTGATACTGTAATATGGCCAGCCGAGTGGACTCATACACATAAATCACAAATATCAACAACACACGAAAAGTATATAGCCACAGGATGGTTTAGTTTAATACCAGATAAAGATAATGGAAGCAGTTGAGGTATATCAGATGTATTGTGCATTGAAGG